CAGCCAATCTCTTCAACGCACAGGTCAATGCCCCCGCCCTGATGAAAGCCTTCCGCCGTCTTCTTGAGGCGGGGCGCTCGTACGATGACATTCGCAGAATGATCGTGCAGTTCAATAAGGACATTGCAGCCAATCCACTGAAGGACGGCATTCCTGCATGGCAAGCATTCCTTGGGCGGCTTGATTCTCTCTTGACAAAGATAGATAACAAAGAAGAAGAATTCACATACGACGGTCCTAAGATCGACCCACGACTGATGAGGCAAACACATGACTGATTGGAAGAGCACAAAGTATTGGCGCAACCGCCCAGCGGAAGAGCGAGTTCAGAACGCACGTATCCCTGTGCGGTACAAGAGCAAGAGTCTTGCAACGTACGACATGGAGACGGGGGACAAGGCAGCGTTTGATGCAGTGTCGTCGTGGGCAAAGAACATTGATAAGCACATGGAAGACGGCATGGGTCTCTACCTGTACGGACCCACTGGTGTTGGTAAGACTCATCTTGCACAAGCAGCCCTCAAGTTCATTCTGGAGAAACACACGCTGTCGGGTTTGTTCGTTACGGCAGATCGTTACACGGACATGATCTACGATGAGATCCGAAACAACGGGGAACTGCCAGAGTCTTACTCAGACCCCAACCTTCTGAAGTACCTGCGTCGTATGTTTGACATCGTGGTGTTGGACGGTCTTGGTTCCGAACGCTCATCAAAGGAGTTCACACGTAACTCTCTCGTCACGTTGGTTGACAACCGTTACGAACAGCAACTGGTTACAGTAATCACTTCCGTCCTTCCACCACAGGAATTGGGTCGCAAGTACGGCAAGAAACTTCCTTCAATTCTTCAGGAGAGTTGCTTCTTCATTCAGGTTGACGGCATTGACCATCGCACGGTTTTCTCCGATGCTGGGTAACGACATCAGGGAGCACCACGACATTGGACAGGGAGTCATTTTTGAGGGACTCCTTGCTACTCCCCCTGCTGCTCGTTTATTCAAATGGGGGCAGTCAAAAGAGTGGGAGAAAGAACTTCGTCGGTGGAAGCCAAACGACTTACCACTTAAAGCACTCATCGACACATACGACCGACTTGGCATCAGCACCGAGGTTTACACTTTGCTGGGAGACGACGCTGCCGAACACGTAGAGAACTGGCTTCTCCGCAAAGGCATCTCGCTCGCTGTGTATGGGTATTCCAGTATTGAAGAACTTGCTTACGACTTGCGCTTCAAGAGATCAATGCGTACTATCTACGTCCCCGAGCAGGAGCAAGCCGCGATCATCGGACTCCGTGCTCAAGTAGTTGACCCTAGGAAAGCGTGGACCGTCTAATGGCAAATGCCGAACACCTGCTGATTAGCAAGGTAATCCAATCAAACAAGATTGACGAGGTCCTCAACTCAGGTATTCGCCCTGACCACTTCAATGGTCAGTACCGAAACATGTGGCTGTGGGTTCTGGACTTCTGGAGGAAGCATGGCGCTATCCCAACAGAGCGCTCGTTCAAGCAAGAGTTCGGAGACTTCCAGTTTGCGAATGCTGAAGCCGAACCATTCTCTGCGCTGGTTGATGAGGTCTACCTCGCCTTCAAGCGCGAGCACATTGTCATGTCTATCTCATCGGCTATGCCGATGCTCAATGACAACAATGTTGAAGACGCATTCAAGACTCTGTCAGAAGGTTTGCAGAAAGCGTCAGTTGAGACTGCCCATCTTCGTGATGTCAACATCATTGAGAACTGGGAAGATCGTCTCAAGAAGTACGATGAGATTCGTAAGACTCCCAACTCACTTCGCGGTATCCCTACAGGGTTCATGGGTCTTGACCGCATCACCGCAGGTCTGCGCCCTCAGCAGTTAGTAACTTTCGTTGGTGAGGCTAAAAAGGGTAAATCCATCATGTCACTCATCATGGCTAACGCTGCCCACCAGCACGGCGTGGTTCCGATGTTTGTCTCATTTGAAATGAGTATTGAAGAGCAGGAAGCACGTTATGACGCCCTGCTGTCAGGTGTTCCGCACACTCGCATCATGCGCGGTGACTTAACCAACAGGGACATGGAAAAGATTGAACGTGCCTTGAAGATTCGTAAGAACATGCACCCATTCATCATGACAGAGGACACCGCGTCACTTACGACCATCAGCGCCCTTGCTGGCAAGGTCCAGCAGTACCGCCCGAACATTCTGTTTGTTGACGGCGTGTACTTGATGGATGATGAGAATGGCGAGCCTAAGAATAGTTCTAAGGCTCTTACAAACATCACTCGCTCTCTCAAGAGGCTTGCGCAGCGCTTTGACATTCCAATTGTTGGCACCACGCAGGTGCTTGCATGGAAGTTGGGCGATAGGAAATCACGCCAGTTGACCTCCGATGCAATCGGTTACTCGTCATCGTTCGTTCAAGACTCTGACCTCGTACTTGGTGTTGAGTCAGACCCAGACATTGACAACCAGTCCATCATTCGTGTTCTCTTGGCGCGTACCGCCCCCAAGGGCGAGGTGCGTATCAAATGGGATTGGGAAAACATGGACTTTACGGAAGTGGATGAAAGCGCAGATCATGGCAACTGGTACTACTGATCTTTCTATTGTTCTCACCGAACTTGGTGTTGAACTCAAGCGTGTAGGTGAGAAAGAACTGTCGGGGTGTTGCCCCGTTCACCTCAAGAGGACAGGTCGTCATGACAGGTCTCCCTCATGGTCAATGAACGCTCAGACTGGTTTGTGGATCTGCTACTCGTGCGGTGCGCGAGGCACGTTGTCTAGTCTCGTCTCTGAGATTACGGGCAAGGAACAGAGCGTTCTTGACGTGCATAGGTTTCTCATTGAGTCGGGTCTTCGCCGCCTCAATGAAGGAGAAAAGCAGGAAGAGCAGCCCGAGGTTGACTGGGTGACCTACAGCCGCTTTGGAGATGTCCCTGAACGGCTGCTTTTCAGCAGAGGTCTTGATGCCCACATCACACGCTCTTACGGTGTGCGCTGGGATACCAACAACAAGTGCTGGGTCATCCCTATCGTTGCCCCCACTGGAGAACTGCTTGGTTGGCAATCCAAGAAAAAGGGGTGGGTCCGTAACTTCCCAATCGGCGTAAAGAAGAGCCACACCCTGTTTGGGATTGAACGCTTCACTGGGACCACGGCAGTTTTGCTGGAGTCCCCTTTGGATGTTGTGCGCCTTGCCTCTATGTCAGACATCAAAGGGCTGGCTACTTTCGGGGCGTACGTAAGCGTAGAACAGATCAAACTGCTTTCATCTGTTGCACACAAGGTAATTGTCGCCATGGACAACGATGAGGCAGGTATTGACGCCAACAAACGCCTGTTCAAATCGCTGCCCCGCTTTAATGGTGGCACCCATTGGCTAGACTATTCTCATACAGACGCAAAAGATATTGGCGATATGACGGACGAAGAAATCATGCAAGCGATCAATAACTCCTCAGCAGTGCCTTGGTGGTGCCTGTGAGTTTTACTGGCACTCTTTACCCGTTCCAGCAGGACGCAAGTGACCGCATGGTTGAGCGCGGTCAGATGCTCCTTGCCATGGTCATGGGCGCTGGTAAAACACCCACCACTTTGGCAACGATTGAGTCCCTGTTGGAGCAGGACGAGATCTCTCGTGTCTGCGTAGTGGTTCCGTCATCACTTAAATTTCAGTGGCTACGTGAGATCAAAAAGTTCACTACGTCTAAAGCCATCGTCATTGATGGCACTCCTGCCCAGCGTGAGAAACTGTGGCGACTTGCGATTGGCTGTCAGTACGTAATCGTCAACCCCGAAGCCCTCAGCAAAGATACGACCCAATGGGAAGCCATGCGCTTCAACGCCATGGTTATTGACGAGGCTACGATCATCAAATCGTTTAGTGCAAAACGTTCTAAGTTGCTTAAGAAACTTGGGGCTAAGTGCCACTACCGTTTTGCACTCACTGGTCAGCCGATTGAGAACAGACCAGAAGAATTGTTCTCCATCATGCAGTTTGTAGACCCCTCGGTGTTGGGCAAATTTGACATCTTTGATCGTACTTTTATTGTTAGAGACCATTTTGGTAAGCCCACCCGCTATCGGAACCTCCAACAACTGAATGAGTCCATGAGCGATGTAATGGTTCGCAAAACACGAGACGACATTAAAGATCAGTTGCCCGAAGTAATCACTCAAGTAATTCCAGTGCAATTTGATCGGGCAGGCGCTAGTCTGTATGAGTTCATTGCAAGGGATCTGCTGAACGAAATCAACGCAGCCATTGCCCAACACGGTCGTGCTTTTGACCTTTGGGCGCACTACCACGGAGGAAAAGGAAATGAAGCACAAGGTCAGATTATGGCTCGCCTTACTGTTCTCAGGATGCTTTGCGACAATCCTGCTTTGGTACTTGCGTCAGCGAAGGAGTATGAAGCGTCAGCAGGAACTGCTGGAGGTAGTGGATTCGCTGCGACACTTGTTCGACAGGGGCTAGTCCCCTCATCAATAAAATCCCCCAAACTTGAAACCGTATTGGAATACGTAAAGGATGTGCTCAATGAGGACCCCAATAACAAAGTGGTTATATTTTCGTTCTTTAAAAAGAATCTACGGCTTATCCAAGAAGCAACTCAGGATCTTACGGAGAGCGTACTCTTTATGGGAGGTATGTCAGCAGACGAACGTGATCGTGCTAAACAACGATTCGCCCGAGAACAAAATGTACGTCTCTTTCTATCTTCCGACGCAGGAGGGTACGGAGTCGACCTCCCACAGGCAAACTATCTCATATCGTATGACCTTCCATGGTCAGCAGGTAAACTTGACCAAAGAGAAGCCCGAATTATCCGTCTTTCTTCCCTTCACCCGCACGTCACAATCACCTCGTTCGTTATGAAGGGTTCCATTGAGGAACGTCAGTATGAGATGCTTCAACAAAAACGAGAAATCAACAAGGCATTCATTGACAAGGGTTACGACACTCAAGGTAAGTTTGAACTAAACCTAGGAACTCTCTCCGAGTTTCTTGCACACTCAGAGGTATGAAGATGGACCAAGCATATTACGAAAAACTCGCAGACGAATTCCGCAAGAGCAAAGAAGCAATTGATGCTCTTACCAAACGCCAAGACGCCATGAAGAAAGAACTTGTTCAGGCTGTCAAAGACAATGGCTACGAAGACGACAAGGGGAACCTGTGGCTCCAACTTGGAGAGAAGGAACTCAAGTACGAGCGTCGTGTTTCTCGTGCATTGAATGCCGACGCAGCCGAACAGTGGGCGCGTGAGCAAGGCATCTGGGATGACATCAAGGAAGTCGTTGAACGTTTGAGTGAGGAGAAGTTGCTTGGTTACTCGTGGCTGCACAAGGAAGTTGAAGAGACAATCCAAGGCTTTTACGCCGAGAAAGAGTCTTGGGCGTTCAAAGCATGAAAGACCCTTTGGAACTGTTTGGTGACCTTCCTGACTTTCCAGGAAAGCGTGTACCCAAGAACAGACCAGAGAAAGCCGTACAGTTATCGGTACTTAATGATCGTTACAACGGCGCAAAGGGCAAAGTCTACGTCATCAATGGTGAGAAGCACACCTTCTACACAATTGGTGAAGTGTGTAAGGCACTGGGTAAGAAGCCAGTAACCTTACGAATGTGGGAGAGCAAAGGCTGGATACCAAAACCCAGTTTCCGCACACCTACACCGAAGTCAGAACAAATCCCAGGTAAGGCACTCAAAGGGCGCAGGCTGTACAGCCAAGAGCAACTTGACATCCTTATTGACGGTATGGAAAGATTCGGCATCGCCAACCATTACGAAGGTAATTGGGACGGCTTCAGACAATACATCAAAGACAATTGGAAACGGTAGGAAGACATATGGGTAAGTACGACGACGATACGATGACAGAAGAAGCCCCTGCGACCAAGGGACGCACGCTCGTCCGTGGCGGTTGGGGCAGTGTTGATGCAGTTAAGAACGCTGATTCTCCGTTCGCCCAGCGCCTCAAGGTGACTGACGATCCGCAGATCATCAAGTTCCTCAACGATGAGCCATACGCCTCGTGGCGTCAGCACTGGGTTGAGCGTCAGGGACAGAAGTCCTTTGTGTGCATTGCAGACTTTGACGAGAAGGGTTGCCCCCTCTGTGACGCTGGCAGTCGCCCGTCTATTCGCATCGCCTTCAACGTGGCGTTGCTCATTCCAGGTGAAGAGCCTGTGCTCAAGTCGTACGAGGTTGGTCCTCGTGTGATTGACCAGTTGAAGAACTTCCACACCGACCCACGCACTGGTCCTCTCTCCAAGAACTACTGGGCAGTCAGCAAGACTGGCAAGGGTGCAACAACTGCAACCGCTCACCAGCCCGTCAAGGAGCGCGACCTTGAAGAGTGGGGTCTCACGAACATTGACGACTCCCAGATCAAGTCACTCGTGGGCAAGTCCTACACAGCCGACATCATCGCCATCCCGTCCCGCAAAGACCTGCTGGACGTTGCGAACGAAGACATCGGTTGATGCTCGGGGGTAACACCCCGACTCCTAATGTCGTTACGTCCCTTGAGGAACTTCAAGGGATCGTACGGCATATCCAAAAGGTCGGGGCTTTCGTATTTGACGTAGAGACCCGAGGAATGCTGGATAGGCATCCTGACATGGTTCAACAGATGGAGACAGCGTGGAAGAAGCACGTGTCTTCTCTCAAGACCCCCAGTCCTGAAATACAGCGTCGTGCCCATGAAAACTTCACTCAGAAGTTTGGGGCTTTGCTCGCTGTTGACCCTCTTCGCAACGAGGTGTTTTGGATTGGCATCGCCACTCAAGGACAGTCGTGGGCTATCCCCATGGGTCACCCGATTGGTGAAATGCTGGAGCCTGAAGAGGTGGGGGACGGCACAACCGTCCCACCTCCTGGCTACCGCAAACTTCTTAAGAATGGGCAGGAGTCCATGGCTAAGGCTCGGTACACCAAGCCAGCCGTATTCTCTGAGGCTCCCCCACAGTTGTCTCGTTCCGAAGTTCTAGAGGCTCTTCGTCCCATCTTCTTTGGAGACATCGTCAAGATTGGGCATAACGTCAAGTTTGACGCTAGGTCCATTGGCAAGTATTACGGTGAGTTGCCACCAGGACCGTACGCCGACACGATGATTATGCAACACATCGTTAACGAGAACATGATGTCTTACTCGCTTGAGCAACTCATCATGGCGAACTATGGCAAGCATGAGGCGTACTACAAGGACGGCAAACTAGGAAAGGTCATCAGTTCGGTTCCTTTCAGTAAGGCTGCAAACTACGTCCACCTAGACGCACGCTGGACATGGATGTTGTACCAGCGTCTGTGGCGCAAGATCTCTGCCAATGATGATCTCATCAAATGCTTTTACCAAGAGTCCCAGGTCCTCCGAATCCTCATGGAGATGGAGAACGAGGGCATCCCCGTGGACCACCGCAACATGAAACTGCTGGGTCGTGAACTTGACGACAAGATGCGAGACATCATTCTTGCTCTGTCAGAGTTCACTCCTGTTGGCTTCAATCCTGACTCCACGAAGCACAAGCAACAGTTTCTTTTCAACAAGAAGCGTGAGGGTGGGCTTGGTCTCAAGCCTCATAAGTTGACCAACAGCGGAGCACCTTCAGTTGACGAAGAGTCTTTGCGAGCGTTGGAGAAAGAGCACCCTGCTATTGCGCTTCTGATTGACTGGTCTGAAACTCAGAAGTTAAAATCAACTTACGTTGAGGGGATGCTTCCTAAGTTGTACATGAGCAAGTTGCACCCGTCATTCCACTTACACAGGACTGCTACGGGGCGTTTGTCCTCCAGTGACCCCAACCTCCAGAACATCCCACGAGAGTCAAATGTTCGTAGCCTCTTCGTTGCTCCAGAGAACCACACCTTGCTGGTTGCTGACTATGACCAGATTGAACTTCGTGTCATGGCTATGTTCTCACAGGACAAAGAACTGCTGAACGTCTTTAGAAACTCCATTGACATTCACGCAGGCGCAGCAGCCCTGTTGTTTAAGAAGCCAGTTGAAGAGGTCACCAGTGAGGAGCGCCAGATTGGTAAGGGCGTTAACTTCCTCACCGCCTACGGTGGGGGTGCTGGAAAGTTGGCACGCTTGACGGGAATCACCTTTGACTACGCACAGGAGATGATCCAAGAGTATTATCGCCAGTTCTCAGGTCTGACCGACTGGAAGCAGAAAGTGATTGCTCAAGGACGCAAGTACGGATATGTCAAGACTATGAACGGTCGTTACCGTCGCCTCCCTGACTTGAATTCTAAGGATCAGGATGCCCGTGCCCGTGCCGAACGTCAGGCTGTAAATGCTGTCGTACAAGGCTCGGCAGCGGATATCTGCAAAGACGCCATGGTCAACATTGCCCACTCCCTTAAAGGCACAGGGGCAAAGATGCTGGTGCAAGTTCACGACGAACTAGTAGTGGCTGTCCCAGACGGCACGCTGGATGACATTCTTCCAGGGTTTCTCGCTGCTATGGGCGATGATAAGGTTATCGAAGGGGTCCCCCTCAAAGTCTCCTATCATCATGCCCACAACTGGGCAGAAGCGAAGGGTTAAATGGAATCAACAGCAGCCGACAAAAGAACCTTCTATCTCATGATGTCGGCTACTCAGGGACAAGAGTTCGCCAATGGTATGGGATTTCAGACACCTTCTGAAGATGTGCAGGAAATGGAAATCATGGACGTTATGTCCAGATGGATGTTGCTGGCACGCCTTGGGATCTTCCAAGATGTTATGGAGTCGGCGGATTGGTTTATTGAATTCCTTGTACAGAATGATAAGATTATGTCCCCTCCAGAAGAGTTTCATAATGCTCTGACGGTTTTTGGTGTAGCAATGGCAAACAAACTAATGGACAAGAACTTCATCGGGTTAGTTATTCCTGACGATTTAGCAGAGGAACTACAACAGTATGAGTGACTGGTGGTCAAAGAAACTTGCTGGGGAAAAGCCAACGACTCCTCGCCCCAGCCTGCCCCCTACTCAAGTCCCTATGAGGTTTCCTGCGTCAGTTACTGCGCAGGCACAACCCCAACAACAAGCACACTCCGACGAGCCAGAGCCTGAGACCTTGACGCAGTTCCTGCGGTCCAGCAAGACTCGTGGAGGCGAAGCCACCCGTAGAGAGACAATGACTTGTCCCGACTGCGGTAGCCCCTACGTATTTAGTCGTACAGGGCGAGGCGCTAACACCATGATTAACGGAGCATCTCCTGCACCTCGTTGTTACGAGTGCGGTTGGAACGGATTGTACGATCAAGCAAGCCAAGTCAATTGGGCAAACTAAGGACACCACATGAGCACAGACACAAGAGAATCACTTTCATCCATCATCTCATCTATTCAGAAGAAGTACGGCGATGACATCATCGTGCGAGGCAGTGAGGTCAAAGAAGAACTTCCGCGCATCACCACGGGAGTTCTTGCTTTTGATCTCATGCTTGGAGGCGGTTGGCCTGTCAACCAGTGGAGTGAAATCATTGGTGAGGAGTCGTCAGGTAAGACGGCTCTCGCTTACAAGACGATTGCTGCTAATCAAGCCGCTGACCCTGAGTTCACTGCATTGTGGGTAGCCGCAGAAGAGTACGTCCCTGAGTACGCCAAGGCTATTGGTGTGGACCTTGATCGTTTGTGGGTCGTTGAGACCAACCTCATGGAGCAGGTGTACGACCTTGTTATTCGCGTCATGGATAGCCGCGCTGTTGACATGGTTGTCATTGACTCTCTGCCTGCGCTGGTTCCTGGAGACGAGGCTGAGAAGACCATGGAAGAGTTCACCATGGGTCTTGGCGCACGCCTCACTGGTAAGTTCTTCCGCAAGGCGTCCAAGGCGCAGAAGCGTTCCCTTATCCACGAAGACCGTGGGTGCACAGGCATCATGATTAACCAGTGGCGCGACAAGATCGGCGTCATGTGGGGGGACCCCCGTACGACCCCAGGTGGCAAGGCTAAGAACTTCCACTACTTCACCCGCGTAGAGGTCAAGCGTGATGAGTGGCTCAAGGCTAAGGACGAGACTGTGGGGCAATCCATCAAGGCTCGCACGCTGAAGAACAAGACCTACTCCCCCAACAAGTCTGCAATCGTTGACTTCTACTTCTCCCCATCCAACGGCTTTGACTTCGGTGATTTTGATGTCATCAAGGACATGGTGAACATCGCTGCGTCTGTGGACATCATCACCCGTGCTGGTGCATATTACTCGTACGGAGATCAACGTTGGCAGGGCAAGGACGCAACACTGTTGGCGTTCCGCGAGGACCTCGGTATGCAACAAAAGTTGCGCGATGAGGTCATGATTCACTTTGGTATCACCCTGTGACTTTCGGGGCTGACGACCGTAAAGACATCCTTAAAAAGTCCCGTAAGCAAGAAAAGCGTTCTGCTAACACTTACCGTGGTAGCAGGAACATCGGGTCAGGAAATGGATGGCTCCGTAAGAATGATGTTCGTGCCGAACAATTTCTTATTGAGAACAAACTAACTATTGGCAATAAGAGCATTACTATCAAGGCAGTAGACCTAAAGGAGTTGAGGGAGCGTGCGATTCTTGAAGACCGTGTTCCTGTTTTGCAGTTCGATCTCAATGGTCGTCACTACGTGGTACTTGTTGAGGACGATTTTCTTTCGTTGATACCCAATGATTGATATCCAAGAAAGCATCATTTCTCTTCTGCTTCCTACAAAAGTAGGGTTTACGTGGAAAGAACTACAACGAGAGTTACGTGACACATTTGGCGAACGTGCTCATCACGGAACTATCTCTGGGGCACTGTCAACCCTACACAAAAAGGGCGTAGTGTTTTCTCTCAAGTCAAAACGTAATAACTGTAAGCCGTATGTACACCATTCATTCAGGGAGTCATACAAAAAAGATGAAAGAAATGATTACCCAAAAAGTAGCAAATGGGAATCAATGGCTGACGTTCTGTACCATGCTATGACTTCAGACAACATCGCCCCCACTGCATGGGAAGACGCTCTCAATAGTTATAGGACTTTAAAACAAAATGGCTGATTCAACTCCGTGGCACCTTCAAAACTACAAGAAGGCTCTTACGTCTAAAGACCGACTTGTTCCTGTAGTCGAAGCCGTTCTTATCCGCGAACAGTTGAACAGCACACGTGACACCACACACCTGCACCCTTCTGAGATTTGCAAACGAGATTGGTGCCCACGTTCTTCGTGGTACACCATCAAAGGGTACGACCGTCAAGACAAGGCTCTGTCCTTCCAGACGCTTAACATCTTCGCTGAGGGGCACAGCATCCACCACAAGTGGCAGACATGGCTCAAAGACGCTGGGGTCCTAGAGCAGGCAGAGGTGCCGATCTATGACGAAGAGCATCGCCTTATGGGGCACGCTGATGGCATCATCAATGACAAGAAGGGTCGCGCCATCCTTGAGATCAAGAGCGTGGGCGCAGGCACCATTCGGGTAGAAGACTTTGAACTCTTCCAGAATAGCAGCACCCCTGACGAGATGTGGAAGAAGGTACGGCGCCCGTTCCAGACCCACCTTCGTCAGATCATGCTGTACATGTATTGCACAGGGATTCACGACGGCGTTTTCATTTATGAATGGAAAGCAACTCAGGAAGTAAAAGAGTTCTCAGTCAAGTACCAACCTGAGTTGATTGAAGACATTCTCGCTAGTTGCCGACTCGTCATTCGTAGTCTAGAGTCGGGTATCCCTCCGATGAGACCCAGTTGGATGGAGGACTCGTCTAACAAGACTTGTAAGGCGTGTCCATACCAAAAAGTATGTTGGAAAGACGACGATGAACAAAGTATCACTAGCACCAAAAGCACCGATCATGGGGGATCTTCTCAGTAACATTCCCGATGTTCCTAAGCCTGCTGGGAACTTCCCAGAGTTACCCTCATTTCTTGATGAGTTGACTGACTCTGAACTCATGGAACTTTACACCCAGTTCATTAACTGGGGGTCATACGCCAAGCACGGGTTGGTGCAGGCTGAGATCATTGAAGAACGCACTGCTAACCAGCAGAAGTTCTCTGAGGCTACAGTCCTCATTGAGCAGTGGGGAGAGGGTGCTAAAGGAGACACCGTCACACTGGCTAAGGCTCGTCGTGACACTGACCCTGCCGTTGTTGATGCAGCCAACGAGTACCTTGAGGCTCGCGCTGTTCGTAAGTTGACCGAGTCAATGTTTGAGCGCTGTGAGCGCGGAGCACAAGTAGTGTCTAGAGAGTTGAGCCGTCGCATCTCTATGGCGCCAAATGAGCGACGGGCAGGAAGGTTCTCTGCGTAATGAATACTTTGTTTGAAACCAGCGGTCCTACGTATGTAACTTTGATGTACGCACGTATGCGTCGTAGCAACCCATTCTCACATGAAGATGTTTTCAAGTGCTTCCACAACAAGTTCAAGCAGCCGTACATGGTTACTCGTTCTTTGAAGCGCCTTGAGTCCCACGGGTTCGTAGTCAATACTCCAAAGGGTTGGGCAATTACCGAAGAAGGTAATAGTTACTTGTTTCTATCAGCCAGATCTCCGCAAGGAAGTGCAAAGTAATGCAACGCCCTAACGAGTACGACATGCCCAAATCTGAGGAATGCCGAAAGGTAATCAAATTTTGGGTTGACTACTGCCACAAACTTGAAAAGCAAATTGAAGATCTCAAAGAAGAACTGCGTAAGTATCGGGGGCACTGATGGACACCACGGAAGTCAACATCTGGGAACACTACGGCAAACAGCCCGAGTCCCGAGGCACGCTAGTTGAACGACTAAAGGACTGTGGTCCTCAGCAGGATGAGAACGGTATATGGATGGGCAAGTTCCCATCATGGCAAGATGCCCACATTGCTGCCGACACCATTCAGTATCTAGAACGTCGGGTCACCGAGTACGAAGACACTATTCGCTATCTCACACTTCAGTTAGGAAAGACATTGTGAAAACCAAGAAAAAGAACAAAACCCCAAAAGTCACTGTAGAAGAACTGCTTGAGAAGGTAGGGGTCTGCCAGCGCCTTGGCTACGGGTACGGGTGCAACTGCCTCAATGAGTGCTACATCGTTCGTCAGCACTTGGACAGCAAATACAATGACTGACGACATTGTGATCCAACTGCGCTGGATTAGCAACGCACAAGAATGGGTGAAACTTCGTCAATGGGAAACCATTACCGCCGAAGCCGCTGATGAAATTGAACGACTACGGGCAGAACTGGCAAGCATTCAAAGCGATCTCCAGCGCATTGAGATGAAATACATGAGAGCGACTTACCGTGGCAATCGGTAGCGGTGCGGATCTTGGTGTCGTCTTCGGCAGGTGGGGCGACATGAACGAACGAGAGCAAGACCTGTGGTGCGCCACGTTCAGGGAGCGCTTTGGTGACGACCTGCTCAAAGGGTACGCCACACTTCACTACCCAAGGAGGTACCCCAATGGGGAATCGCCACAAGGCTAAAGGCACTGCCTTTGAGACACTTATTAAGAACTATTTAATTGAGAATGGGTTCCCTCATGCTCGCCGTTCCGCTTTGGAAGGTGCTGAGGACAAGGGGGACATCCACGGCATTGAGCAACGTGTAACCCTCCGCAAACTCTGTATACAGTGCAAGAACCAGAAGCAGTTTCAACTGAGTCAGTGGCTCAATGACACTGTGGAACAGGCTGAACGTCTTGATGGGGCGGTTCCTGCGTTGATTGTTAAGCGCCCAGGCAAGGGGGAAAAAGCAGTGGGTGAAAGTTACGTTGTGATGAGGTTGCAAGACTACATAGAACTACTAGGGGACGCACAGTTCCAGTAAAATAATGGGGTACAAGATGTTAGGAGTACCCCATGTCGCAAGAGTTGACAACCACTATTGATGATGTCCTGAAGGTTTCAGGCTCAAGTAACCCCCAGTCTGTGGGGTCCATTATGGCGCGTGCCATTAATGCGGGGCAGTTGCCCAAGATGCGTGCTATTGGCGCGTCTGCGGTCAACCAAGCCGCTAAAGCCGCTGCTATTGCCCGAGGGTTCGTTGCCCCTCGTGGTATTGATCTTTCCTTTGTTATCGGATTCGATGACATTGAGGGCGAGAATGGCGAAACCATTTCCGCCATGTCCTTTAAACCCCTCATCAAGTAGGTATTGATGGCAATTAAAACTACTCAACGTGGCGGTGGTACCGCAGGTCGTGGAGACCAGCCGTACCGCGATTGGCACCCTTCCATGGGCGAGCCTAAAACTGCAACTGGCGGTAGTGGTAAGAAGCCGCCTACGAACCCAAAGACCGCCACTGGTGGGGGCAAGAATAACGATTGGAGTAAGTATCCTCAAAGCCAACCTTCACAGGGTTCTGGGGATTACAAAAACGTCTACTACTTAGATCACTATCGTAAGAGTAAGTAATGGCGCGTACCCGTAAGCCGTCTCGCCGCCCTGCCGCTGGTAAGTACCGCAAGACTTCACGTATCCCACGCGCTGTGGGCATACAAGGAGGCGGTCAAGGCGGGTTCATGGGTGGTCCTGCTGCTGGGGGTCTTTGGTAATGGCACAGCAGTCCACCTTCACGTCATGGAATAACCCAGCAGAGCCACCTGGAGTTGGCACTGCTCTTGCTTATGGTCCTGCTCCTGTGTGGCGTTCCAGCAAAGATGCGCTTCTCTCTGGCTACCGTTCACAGCCAGACACCACGTACCCTGACGGGTACTTGGGCACGATGTCGGCTAACCGCCGTCAGGACAAGATCCTTGGCTCTTTGAGCCGCATGAATGCTCGCCAGTACAGCCGTGGAGTTCACAAAGGTGAGCGCATCAACCCAGGCGATTACGTATGGCCTGATGAATTTAACAAGTACACAGGTGTACAACTTCAAGCACAAGGCAAGAAGTTCTCACCCCCAGGCGCAGAACCAGTTCGTTTGACCAACGATGGAAAAGTGGGTCCAAGGGGCTTGCCCACACCATCGCAGAACGCCGAAGCAGAGGCACAGATCAACCCTGCTCGTCGTGCTTACTTTAAGAACCTTGCCCCCGCTTGGAGATAATCATGGGTTACAGAGTCCGTCCTTCTAGTAATGGTGGCGACCGTCGCCACGGTCGTTCGCTTGCTGAAATACTTGAAGCAGGCAACGCTCACGTCAAGTCAAAGCGACCTCTTATAGAACCAGATGCTGCAATTACTGGCACCGAGTATTACGGCACTGATGATGCGTCATACGACGAAGTGAGCGGTCCAGCAGACCCCAAGAAGAACACCCGTCGCCCAGTTGAGGGCGAGTGGGACCCCTACGACATCTTCGATGTTTACAACGAAGCCCGAGGGTACAACAAGTAATGCCCAAAGGTAAGGACACTCGCTACCACGGCTCACGCCGTGTACATAAGGATCGCTTTGTGGGCGATTTAGAAGACGGCGCACCTGGAGACGTTGCTGATTACTTCAGCCAGCAGAAAAAGAACACAAACTATAATTTAGGTTTGCCCGATGATTACGAAGGAAGTTACTAATGGCTGGTTCACGTGAAGATGGCACGTCTGCTGAGAATAGAGCGCACCACCCAAACCGTAAGGTTGATCGTGCTACCCATGAATTGTGGATGCAGGATCGCGGCGGGTATGACTGGTTAATGGGCGAGGGCACTAGTAATGTTTTAGAAAATGAAATGCAATCATTACATGACACTAAAAGGTTTATGTCTGGGCGTGTACAGCCGTATGGTCATAACAAAGATCGTTATTTCAGTCCATCCTCTCCTGATTTTTCTGGGGACACTCAATATGAGCGTGCAACTCACCCCGCGTACAAGGGTCTAAACGCTTTTGGAGAGAAGAAGTAGTGCCTCAAACTCCTTCACGCCCATGGCAATCCCGACAAGAGATGCTGATTGACGAAGCGTTGAACAACGCTATCTCTGATCGTGACACTATTGAGAACATTCGACCAGTTGTTCCTCAACAGTTGTTCCCAGAGACGCGGGGCTTCGCCAAGCGTGAACAAGGTATTATGGAAGTTCTCTCTACGGGACGCACGGTTCCTACTTACAGGTCGTGGGTTTCTGGAGCACCCGTTATGTTCCGTAACGGGTTTATTGATGAAGAATGGAGCGGTTCAAGCCGCTACTCTATGCAATCGTTAGGATTCTAATGGCACGTTATGGTTTTAAGAAGAGTGGTAACGCCTCAATGTCAGGTGGTACAACCGATGCCCCTATGGTCAGCCCAGACCCTGGCAATCCGTGGGACGCACCTAGCAGTTCTACAGCATCAACCCCTAAGCCGTTTTTTACGTCATCGTCTTCGGATGACCCATTTGGTGACCCACAACCGTCAATGAGTGAGCAGGTCAACCCATTTGGGGGAGACGGCATGAAGCAGGCTGGCGCTGTTCTTGGCGCTGGTGCAAAAGCAGCAGGTCGTGCGGTTGGCAGAGGCGCAAAAGCAGCAGGTCGTGGTATCGCAAACTTCGTAGAACGCCGAGGACAAAAGGCGTTTGACAAGATGGTAGGAC